GCTTAGGATTTGTACCGACTACACCAATTTTAACATTACCACCACTATCAATTACAATACGCTTATCAAGAGTTTCATCATTATGACTTGTATAAAACTCAAGAGAAGTAGAGCTATTGTCATCAGTATCACTTTCTCTTCTAGCAACAATTGATGCACCTAAAAAACTTTCTCCGTCAGCACTATTATTAGCTAGTAGTAGTTTAATTCCAACACCAGAATTTGTTGTTTGATTGATTGTATTGTGCTTATCTTCACCAGAAACTACCAGTACGTATTGGTGGCTATCTGCCTGAATTTGGCCACGTATTTCGGTGTGATCATTTTTTACAGTAACACGTCTTTCGTAGGTTGTTGTTGCAGAACCACCCGTAGGTGTTCCAGTATTTTTATGAAGAATTTGCAAACTACCAGCCGTATTAGTAGTTAAATCATCAGGTGATTCTTGTATTTTAATATTAGACCATTCTAATCCTTCGCCAGGACCAGGGTCAGAAAATTTAAGATGATTAACACCAACAATGTTATGGTTTTTCATATCTAATACATCTTCACAACATACACTATTACCAGCAGCATCCGTGGTTGGAAATCTAATACGTGTATTATCGGTTACAGTAATAAAACCAACTGTATTGCCTTCAGACGGTGGCGTATATGTCAAATATTGTACATCTGATCCACTGCCTGAAGCATTAGTAAATACACGATTAATCGTAGTGTCCTCATAGAGATCTCGGATATTCTCATCCATCTCATTATAAGTTAGCGCACTACCTTTTGTTCCTCTTTTCGTTATTGTCATTGTATTATCCCGTCTTCTCCATAGTATATTCCAATATACGACGATGTTGTTCCTGGTGTATCTTCTAAATAATCAGTCGATACATAATTAAATAAATTTTCTTCTTCAGTTGTTAATGGCTCTGGAAACTGATAACATTGAGCAATCAATGCATCTCTAGCTGATCCTGCTGGAGTGCTTGCGATTTGTGCTAATAAAGATACATAATTTGGTTTAGCCATTCATCACCCCGCAATCACATTACCTGAGCCACCTGCCGAAGCATTTGGAACCCAGCTACCATGACCACTTGTTGAATCACCAATACGATGAACACCTTTACCATTTACTTTTACAGTACTACTTTTACCTACTGCTGTATCTCCACAACCAGTAGAGTCTCCTTCTCTTATCGCGGCCTTACCATTTACGAATACATTAGGAGAACCAGATGCATAAGATGTCTTATGAAACGGGTTGGGGGTGGGACTTGCGTGCCCCTGATGTTGATCTCCTACTCTTGTAATTCCTGGCATAGTATTTCCTAGTTTAGATTAATTGTTCCAGCATCCATATCAATACCACTACCACCGTTAATATCCATTGATGACGCAGTTGTTTTTTGACTACCACTATAATCTTCAGTAACATTACCAGCAACAGTTTCATTAACATTCCCACCGACGTCTTCTGTTACATTACCACCAATCGTTTCTGTTTTATCACCAGTAACATCAATATTCCAATTACCAAGAATAGTTGTATTACAATCTTGGTCGATTGTTAAATTACAAACACCTGTAATATGAACATTATCATTACCAGTTGTTATTTGGAATCGGTTACCATTATTTTGTACAACATCACCATTAGGATGTATCTCTACGAATGTACCAGATGTATGTCTTACATTAATTCTTTCAGCACCGGGTGTATCATCTATTTCAATAATATGACCAGATGTTGTTTGCGTAACTTTATTATTAGGATAGACTGCTGCATAAGCTGTTGCAGGTTCTGATGTTACAGTATCAAGTTCTCGTGTGATGGTGTTCGTACCACGTGCTAACAAGTTTGTATCTATGTAATCTGATTCTAAATCTAGACCATCAGTATCTTGCTGGAACTTTGGATATGTTTCTGAAGGATCTGAAAAACCAGTATCTGCCTTAGGTTTTTCTTCGTAGGTTGATCCGACCGTTCCCATAATAATCGGGTCTTGTGCGCTTTGTCCATCGCGAAAGAATCCAACTACCCATGACCCATTTACTAACCCATGAGTAGTTGTACCAATACCAGATATATTTGCAGAGTTTGTAGGGCCCATGACACTTGCCCAAGGTAATGCATTAGTTTTAATATCAACTAAACTTTCAGTATGATAACCAAATGCTCTTACACGAACTCGCCCTAGCTTTTCAGGATCGTTTATATCTTCTACGACACCTGTAAACCAACAAAAATTTCCACCTTTAAATGCATCACTATTTCTATTCATTATAATTTACCTAATATCCGCGAACCACGGCTTCTTTTTCTGCTTTTCGTATTTCTCTTGGCCTTTGTTTTCTTATTGCTTTTCGAAGAGTTTTTATTCGACTTACCAAGTTCAATATTAGAATCTAAATCAATACCTAAGCTATCTTTTTGTAATCCTACACTACATCTATAATCTGATGGAGAAAACAAATGTGAGACTGATGTTACAATATATGCTCCACCGATATACTTATCAACCAAATTATTTCTTCCAGTAACTCCTACTCCATCGTCAGCCTTTGGCCTAATAACACCAACTCGCATTCCTGCTGATAAATTAAAATCACCATATATTTCAATGTCCAACCCCATAAAACTTAGATTATTATAATAAGATTGCTTATTAAGTAATGAATGTGAAGTCGGTGTATGATAGTTAATATTCTTTTTAAATGACTTAGAATTTAACGGAACATAATATTCTTTATTTGTAGTATATTCATTTATTTTTTTATTATCAAATTCAATGTGTTTACTAAAAGGTATGTTAGTATCTATTTTATATTGATTATCATAAATAAAATGTGTTTGCTTGTATTTTTTTGTTGCAATGTCTATAGTATGTAGTTTAGAAGTATACGAACCATTAGCAATAGAATCATATATTGATCTATTTAACTCAGAATTTAAAGTTAAAATTTTCTTTTCTAGTTCAGAATAACTTGCTTGAGTGTTTGGAGTATTTTGAGAGAAAGTAGCATCATTGTACACTCTATATGTTTCTTCAGATAACATATCGTTATATGATTTAAATTGTAATCCTTCTTGTATGGTTTCATATAAAAAATATGGAGTTCCATCTGAAGAAGAGTTTCTTGTTAACCATGTTAATGCTCCTAGTGGAGAAAGATTCGGATATATACCTTGAATTTGATCTGTTGTGTCAGATATATTTTCAGGATTAAAATCAATTTTATCTTTCAATCCTAAATCGTTAGTAAATATATTAGTTACAAGTTGACCGATAACACCATTAAAAGAACGATTAAGTTTTTTGGTATTACTTACCATTGCATGTTCACTTATACATTCAAAGGTATATCCTTGGAGTCCTGGTTTAGGAGTAGTATGCTCATTAATAGCAGCAATGTAAACTTCAATATCAAATTTGTCTCTTGCTTCACTAAAAGATTTATTTGTATTTGATGTTCTACGGATTTTTATATTTATTTTTTCACCACCAACAACATGACTATTCTCGAGAAAATTCATTCCGTCATATAATCTCATAATTACTTGTATAGACGAACTATGTAAACTTTCAATAATTTCTATTTCTTGTACAAGCCCTTTTATATCAGTAAGACTACCATTCGAAAGAGTACAGTGTACAGAATATATCTCATAACCATCAGGCGATATTGTGCGATTACCATCAGTTTTTGAAGTAAATTTAGCCATTTAAAACATTCTCAAATTCTTCGACAAACGTTAGTATGTATCCTGGATCAATAATTTTTATTTTAGATCGCTTGTCATTTAGATGACGTATGTGCTGTTCATTTGTTATATATGATACACCACCTTCAATTTCTGCAGTATTACGATATCCTTCTCTTAATTCTTCTCTATAGCCGGTAATATATCCACCACTATATACTAAAGGTGCACCATAAGCTGCATTAGTTTGAGTAGTTGCACCAGCTACACCAAAATCATTTAGATCAAGTGATGGAATTTGATTTTTTATTTTCTGATTCCAATGCACATCAGAATAAACATTTTTTAATGGTGCTATTCCATCAGGATTTGTTATTGGTCTTTTATTTGGATCACCAGTTTCATAATAATATGCAGGAGCAGCTGCGTAGTCATAAACCTTATGAATTTGTAAAGAAAATAATGTAAAGCTATCTAATGTAGTTCTTGATGCACTAAGAAATTCTCCAGGCTGAAAATCACCACCTACAATATTATTATCAACTGCACCACCTGCTGGATCAGTGCCGCGAATACCCGGAACAACATCTTGAAGTATGATCTCATTTAAATCTGCGTCCTTACGAACAAGTCGACCTAAGGCTCCTGAAGTTCCACCATATATAAGTTCACCTAATTGTAATACGCCTGAGACAGAGTTTTTTGTTCCTTGCGGAATACCATCTGAATCTTCAACAACATCTGGTTTAAAACATAGTGCTTTACCTGAATAATTTTTTGCAATATATCTTCGAAGAGACTCTTCACTCATCGGCCAAACTTGTAGACCATCATGTAAAAAATCATTAATAATAAAAAAGGTCCAATAAAAATCTGGTGTTCCATATAATTTTTGAGATAAAACATCAGGACGCATGCCATCATGCACTTCATAATCTTTATAGACAGTAACTTGATTTAATTCTTGTAATGTTTCTGGTCGTACGCTACGAAATATGTCGACCATTCTTTCAATATTGCCACTACGATTAAAATTATATTGAAGTGTTGGAAATTGACTAAAAAACATTTATAATCTCCTATAGCTTAAATTTGCTTGCAAGTTTATCAATGGCACTATTAAATCCGCTCTTAGCTTCATTTACTCTACCTCGTATTTCACCTTCTAATGCACCAACTCTGCTTTGTATTTCTTTTTCTATAGAGTCTAGACCAAATTCACTTCCCGGATTGACTAATCCAGGTTCAGGTCCATATAGTTTTTCGCGAGTAATTAATTCTGTTTCTTGGAATGATAACGATACATCGACTTCAGATGGAGAACCATCAGCATGATACATATTAGAACTTGCATTATATGTTGTATTTAACCCTACTAAATATGACTCCATGATTCGAGGCATATAAGAATTTATCTGATCACCATGTAAAAACTGTATCTTAAACGTAGGAGGATATTTTAGTAGTGCACCTTGTCTCGTCGGGTATAGCGCTTTACGAAATAAGTTTTCTATTTGAAAAATTTGATAAGCTTCTTCAGAAGATTCAGCAACCATTTTAAAATTAAAATCAAATGTTCTTAAATTGACAGTATCAAACTGAACGGCAGTATTAGGATTAAGTGCAATACCTTGATTGATAGCTTGTTTTTGTGCTGCCGGTGTTAAATCACCTAATCCTGCAGCATCTAATGCAGCTCCTGCTTTTAATAAGGCTAGATCTTTTTCATTAGTTTGATTAATCTCGGACTGAGTTGAACCAAGAGTATTTAGATTAATTGTACCATAGTTTGCTCCATCTGGTACACTAAATCCGCCAGGAACATATAAATGAATTTTCACAGCTTCAGGCAATGCTCTTTGTACCATTTCAAATGATACATGAGGAAAGCCTTTAAACGAATCTGCTTTTTCTCGTAAAGATTCTGGGTATACGTATATCTTAGTCATTTATTATTCCCGATTTTAAAAAGCCGCGGCAGTATCTGTATCATTAGATCTCCACCCTCTTCTTCGTCTGTAATTTCTTGTTTGATTAGTTGTACTATTATTTGTTACGTCTCCACCTTTATTTTGTACTACAACATTCGTAGGGGAATTAGTCTGAGCTTTTTCTTGCATCATATTATTTTCCGTTGATTCTATATTTAGTTGATCTCCCGCAACCGGTTGATTTTTAGATACAGATGCTCGACCTCTCCTTCTCCCTCTACCTCTACTAGATGTGCTATCAGGTGTTATTGATTCGCTTGAATCAATTGTACTCGTAGATAATTCTGGTTCTGTTATATCTACTTCATATCTTAGTGGATCCGCATCAATATCTTGTTTTGCTTTCTTGGCAGCTTCTTCTTCTGCCGCAGCGGCTGCTTTTTCTTGTAATTCTGCCTTTTTCCTTGAAGCATTATCAGTATCCATTTTTGGTATCTTTGGAATATCTATATCAAACCCAAGGAAGCTAGCAAACTTACCTACAAGGCCCATAATAAAGTTAACAATTGTACCAATAAGATTTACAATATGACCAAATCCATCTTTTAAATATGCAAGACCTAGTAACATTACATCAAAGATAGAAGTAAATCCCATTGCTTCTCGCATTTTTTCCAATGCAAGATATATTAAACCAAAGACTGCAGCAATTGCTAATATAGGTAATAGAATTGGAGCTAAAGCAACTAGCATCGGCGTAATTGCAGCTATCATTCCACTAAATGCAGCTATCATTCCTGGAATAAATGTTGTCATCATAAATACTCTAAATACCTTAGCACCATTTAGTAAAAGTCTTAACGGCTTCATTAATGTGTTACCAAGATTTTTCATCATATCTTTTAAGTGTGCCATCATACTACCAGCATAATTTGTAGCTAAAAACATTTTATATGTTTGTACTGCAGCCATCATTCCTTTAAAAGCTCCATGTGCTGCCTTCAAACCTCTTATAATCTTACCACCAAAGAAGAATATGAATGCACCAGTAAATGCCTTCCATTCTGTACCAAAAGCTTCAAGAGCACCGTTAACATCACCATCTAATAATTTCTTTACGATTTCAAACGCTGTCCCTAGCACCTCAACAAGCCTTCCGACTAATTTTTCCATTAATTCCGGTGCAAAAAGCGCAAGGCCAGCTAATAAACCACCCCCAATAGCAACAGCATTATCTTTTAGAAAACCAGTTAATCCACTAATCCCACCTGATATTTTATCTAATAAACCAGACTGTTTTTCAGCCATTTTATTAGCTTCTCGGCGATTCTCTTCTGTTTCAGCACCGGCTAGAACTCTTTCAATATTAGCTTGTTCTAATTCTATGAGAGAACTATCTCCAGATTCGATAGCTTTTTCTAATCGCTCTTGTGTTGCAATATATGTAGCTCTTAATTCTAGTGCGTTTTGCGCTCCTTCCTCGTCACCTTTCTCGGTTGCTAGAACAAGATCCATTAAAGCTTGCTGTCTATCTTTTTCAGATTTATTATTTTGAGCAATTTTATTTTGTTCTTCTAATTGTTTAGCTAAACGGCCGAGCTCTCCAGAAGCAACACCAGACTCAAGCCGGCTATTCTTCTTTGTTTGATCTTCGGCTTTCATACCCTTTCCGCCGAATCCCTTTACGTCCTTACCACCTTCGAATGCCTTACCACCAAAGCCAGCTTTTAACTGCGCCTCAGACATAATGCTATTCTTCATAGCTTCTAGTATTTCGGGATCTATTTTATCAGCCATAACTCGTTACCTAGTAATTATTTTCCGAACCAATCGTCGATTAAATTTTTACCATAATATAAAATACCTAACCAGACAGTAAATAAAATACCGTCAAAGTATGATAGTGTTTCCCATGCGTTTACCGGATCCATTATTTCTTACCTTTCATTGCTTGTGTACCAAAGAACGCAGCAACAATACCAGCAACAGCTACAAAGTATGTTGGTGCCATATCACCTAATGTTTCTTGTGCTTGATCTAAACCAGCTAGTGATGCAAGAACAACAGCGAATGGATATAATAGTAATCCACCTAATGCAAACCATGTCATGTTACGTTGAGCATCACGCATAGCATCAGCATCTTCTAACTCTTTGCGTTTAAACTCAAGATATAACTGCTCTTCAGCTGCACTTACTTTACCATCACCATTCGTATCTGCTGGATGGAATACTTTTTCTTCTTCAGACATTATTTACTCCTCGCTTGTTCTGCTTTACGTCTTTCATTTTCTTCTTTAATATGTTCTTGTAATAACGCTACATATATCTCACGTTCCCACGGCATCATATTGTCTAATTCCGTGAGACTATAATTATGGTGTTGCATCATCGCAAAGTTGGTCTTATAGTGGTTATATAAGGTATCGTGAGAGAGGCCTAACCAAAAAAATTGTCGAAGCCTCTTAACTCCATCTCATTTGTTTCACCACAAGAAGAACAATCAAAATTCATATCATAAGTTACTGCCGGCATTTCTTCAAAGTACGCTGTTAATTTCTTAAACTGAGCACTATTTAAAGAATCAACAAATTCTTTTACTGCCTTTGTACCTTCGTCCTTTGCTGAATATACTGCATTTGCATCATATATTGATTCAATGCAGTCAACAATCATATTCATAGCTTGCTCAACACTACTTGCTTTTTGATCTTGCTTTTCTAATCCACCTACTGATGGATAACTTAATGTTACACCTATTTCATCAGTTAAAGCAATAACATTATTCTTATTTGTTACAACGGGCATATTAATGTCTTCGAAATTAATTTCCCTATGATTTTCAGCTTCACAATGCTTACATTTAATTTTTATTTCTGTCGATTCACCAACAGACTTTCCTCTTAATTGCAAAAATAATGCTTCTAAATCAAACATTGCTAATTTATTTACATTAATGTCGTCATATACACATGCTTTGATTACATCTTTTAAAGCTCTAAGTATTTGACTTTGATCTTTTGATTCCATTGCAATCATTAAAATCTTTTCTTCTTTTACTAAATAAGGCCTATATTCAATTTCCTGATTTAGTGATGGAATGACTGTTCTATACTTCGCAGCATTCAACGTTGGTAAAGCCATAATATTCTCCTAATAATATTAAAATAATGAACTAACTGTTGTAAAATTTTTCAATCCGCTTTGCATTTTATCTGGTAATAATCTTTTCACTTCATTCGGTAATGCTGATATTGCGCCAGATATAGATGAATCTATAAAATTTTGTGGTACATATCTATCGTATGCAAATGTAACTTGTAATCTTTGAAATGCATTCTCAGATTCGTTGTTTAGAGCAAGTGCTCCTATTGATATTGGATACGCGTTAATTAATTTAACACCGTATATATTTTTATCAAAGGTATTTAATTGCTGTATTACAATATCTGTTTGATAATTCTTTTTATAACCTAATTGATATTTTTCTGTATCAACAATTGATGACATCCAAGTCTCCATCATATCTTTCATATAATAATCGTTTGTTAAATAAAACGTCATTGTGACATCATCATCAATAAATCCATTAGGTAATTTTAATGTTTCTTTTTCTGCAGAAAAATCTAGGGTATTAAGACTACGACCAGGTAATGTTGCTGATTCAGTAAGAAACGCAATATCTCTTGGATCGTTTATTAAACTCCTAGCATTAAAAGTTTCGTTGGCAATACGACCAACAATATCAAGTGGGTTTAAATTAATTAACGATTGAGTAGGTGGAGTAAAAATTGTCAAAAAGCGATTGGTCTTTGCAAGACCTTGTCTCTTAGTAACAATTGCTTTAAAATCGTCGATTGATTTTGCCATTCTTATTTACCTGTATATTGTTTGCGAGAATATCTCCAAACAGTTTCCGCTTTAACTTTCTTAAATTGTTCTGTTGGTAAAAAGATTGCGATTTCCCATTCAGTCATCGGAACTCTTACCATTCTACCTTTTATTTGACTTGTTAAATAATGTTTAAAACAAGGTTGAAACTCTTTATATTTTTTTACACCTTTTAACAAATCATATCGCATCTTTGTAAGACGAGAATTTTCACCAACTTTTTTCGGTGCAGTCTTCATTAACTCATCTAAAAATCTTGCTCTTACACCTGGTGCTAGGTAATGTAAATTTAATCCATAGAAACCACCTTCAGCTGGCTCAACCATAATAATTAATGGGAACCGATCATAATATGGTAGTGTAGCTTTATGCTTTGGATCATAAAAGTACATGTACATATTACCAGCTATTTCTTTTGTTGTAGGATCAAGTGCATCATCTTTTAAAAGACTACGACGATCTACATCACCTAGTTTAGCGACATTTTTACGAAACCAATTCTTAGATTGATCTGTTCTCGTTTTAATGCCAGCTCTAAAAGCCTGTGCTTGTAGTGTATCAAATAGACTTGCCATACCTTTATTTATATCCAAAAATAGTGTACTTTTACACGAAAGTGTGTTATAATAATATAGTTACCCCGGAGGATAGAGGTATACTACTTTTTCTTCTTCTTTATAGGACCACCGACTAATTTTATTCCAAGACTTTTAAGAGTATCTTCAGTCCAGACTTCAAACTTCCAACCACGATCTTCTGCATATTTCTGTGCAGCATTCCATTTATCAGTATTTTTAATATAGGTAGTTACCTCATTAATATATCTTTTAGTCTGACGTGCAGGTTTTTTAGGAGGGGCTGTTTCTTTCTTTGGTTTGATTTCTATAAGTATGATATCACCATTATCCATTTTAATAAGTAGATCTACAAAATAACGATGATACTTTTTATCGACTTTATATTTGTATGGCACAACAACTTCTTCAGAGTTCCAAGCAACAACCTTCGAATTATTCTCACACCATTTAAATGCTTGTCGTTCCCATAAAGATCTATACGTAACTTTACTTGGATCACCTACATATTTTTCTGGTTTTTTTATTTTGTATCTACCCGAGTATGCCATAACATTATTTATAATAAAAAAAGAGGACCCATTGCGAGTCCTCGGTTTGGTTTACGCTTTTACTTGCTTTACGTATTTTACACCACGATAGATATATACTAGTTCTTTCATCGTAATTCTCCTTGTTCGGATTATACGATTCGTTTTGACGCATGAACCTATGCGAGTCGATAAAGATGACCACTCTATATTATATATAAAAAAAGGAGCCCCGAAGGACTCCTTTAAAGGGTGGTATGGTTCCAATGTTAGACGCAAAGCCCATACTTCTTATTGGCCCGTAGGTTTTACTACGGTGTTTAACTCTCTTGAGCTAGCTTAGCAAAGTAGCTAAGAGTATCATCTTCTTCAGCTTCAGCTGTATTACCTACCGGAGCAGATTCAGCAGCCATGACTGGTTCAGCAACCGATTGAGCTACTACAGGTTCTGCAGCAATAGGACCAGCTTCTACACCTAGAACCTTATTGAACTTAGCTTTCAATTCTGCATAAGACTTATAGTTTTCAGGCTTAGTAAAATCAGTTAAAGAATGAACCTTAGAATATACTTCTTCTAGTTTATCTTCATCCGAATTAAATAGAGCAGACTGAGAACCAAACTCTGACTTGTCGTAGTTAACCCAACCTTCAACCTTACGAATCTTAATCTTAAAGTCAGCACCTTCCCAGAAATCATAAGGGTTGACAGGATCTTCATCTTGGAATTGAGGTTGCATTACATCCATAATCTTATCAAAGATTTTCTTACCAAACTTATAAAGGAATACTTTACCTTCATTCTCTGGGTTAGAAGGATCCGAGATAACAAGGATATTTGAAACATAATGTAAACGACGCTTACGTTCACGAGCAAGTGCTTTATCTTCATCTCGACCACTATTCCATAGAATGGTGTTTGCTTCTGAAACTGGATCATCCTGTCCAATAGAAGTCAATGAGTTTTCGATATACCACATACCGGTTGGACCTTGAAAACCATGATCCCAATAACGAGCCCACGGTAGATCTTCACCTTCCTTGGGTGGAAGGAATCGAACTACTGCATAGCCATTACCAGCTTTATCACGTGAAGGTTTCCAAAAACGGTCATCACCGTATGATTTTGTTTCTGCTTTTTGAGATACAGCTTCTGCTGCTTGAACGAGTTTGTCAATGGACGAGCCACGACTAGATTTTAAATTACTTAAAGACATATTTTTTCTCCGATGTATGTTTTGTATTGTCTGAATTATCCACTTTATACATAATATAGATTATATTATAACACATTATCACTAATTTGTAAAGGACTTCATTACAATCTTTTTCATTTTGTCTCGGTCAATCGAAACGTATGGATCGTATTTATGAACTTTACGTGAGATATCAGGCCACATGATAGTCTCGGTTATTTGTTTATCTGCCCTATCAATAAACCTTGTGAGTTTATTTAGTATGACCACAGTTTCTAAACAAATTTCTTCTTGCATAAATGCTTTAATAACTACTGGATATTCGTTATCTTGACACTCTAACAATTCATCAAATGAGTTGACCATTGATGATAATATATTTATATCATTTTTAAACTTATACGATAAAGATTCATGCACCTTCACCATATCATTATAGTTAGCTTCTCCATCAGGACCTAGCATATCACCTACATATCCTACATCCTTTATAAAGTTAGACACATAATACTTAACAAGATCTTTACCGTATGTCTTACCCAGCTTAGCAAAGAAATACTTGTCTCTACGTTTAAAGAAAGATTGAGGATTCACCCGAGTCTTATAACGGTACTTAACAGCATCATACCCATCTGTTTCAAAATGTAGCTTTAATGCGTTATACAGTTTATAAGACTCGAATGGATCCATTTTACTTAAGGCAAGACTCATATAGTGCTTCTAGGTCTTCCATTTCTGCAGTGGCTTGAGCAAGAGTTTGTTTATGATATACTCGAGCCAGCTTATTTAGATACTTCTTATCGATATCAACTTTATCATTTAGTTCTTCAATTGCTTCTTTGATAAAAGCTTTTTCACCTTCGATACGAACCATTGAATTAGAAATTTCAGTCATTGCATCTTTAATGGTCTTACGATCTGCGGGTGATGATGGAATAATAATACTCATTGTTGTTTCCTTTGTTGTTTAATTAAATAGTTTTGGTACATACTCTGTTTCTAAGATCACTTGAACTAAACCGATGATCTCGTTTATTAAAGTACAAATCAATATCACGCTTACGACATATATCCTTACCAGTAAAATCTTTATCACGATACTCTTCACCTAGTATACGAACATTAATAGCATACATTGATAATATATCTTCAAGGTCTTGCTCTGTTCCGTATGGAATAATCTCGTCTACATAACCGACTGCTTTGAGTTGTGTATAGCGTTCAATAATGGTTTGTACAGGTTGATTCTTTTCTTTTCTATCAAGACTAGGATCTACTTGTAATCCTACCAATAAGTAATCACAATGGTTTTTTGCTTCACGTAACATTTGTACATGACCAGCATGTAATAAATCAAATGTACTACAAGTAAATCCTACTTTCATAATGGTAACTTATTTCCTGTTTCTACTTTTATTAATCTTAACTCAGCTGCTTCTACTTCAAGCTTTTGTTTAATGGAG